GATACCGTCCCCGTCCATGTCGGCCCGTAGGTAGCACTCAAACACTTCAACACTCTGCATCGAATCATCCATGCTTGTGGAATCGTCCGGTTGCTCACCATTGGAGAACCTAACGAGTCGTTCCGGTGTGTATGTCAGCGAATCACTTGAGGGAATCCCATCCACAATGTCAGCATCAAAGCCCATTGCGATCAAGTCGCTACGAGTCATTAGCTTGCGGTGTGCGATGAAGGGCGCACCCTCAATTCTCCGAGCCTTCTTAGAGATTAGGAATTCTTCCGGTGGGACATTCTCCACCACCACACGACCCGTCTTTTGCTTCTTTGAGACCGTCACTGCATGAATCTTGATCTTCATCGGCCCCATTGGGGTCATCTGATCGAATTCTTGCGAGTCTTGATCGACGATCTCCATCGTGCCATCGCTCATCAGCATGGCGAGTTCATCATCAGTTAGATCGCGGTACTTTTCTTTGATTACATCTTCTTTGTCTTCCCAATAGGCTTTGACCACTCCGACCTTTTGGAGAAGCGCATCCTTGAACCAATCGTGAAGAATAATCACGCCTTCGTTGTCACGGTTGAATACCCAATTCACATACTCAGTGGCTTGCTTTGCTCCGGCCTCGTCATTTGGGCCACGGGGTTCAAACCTCACGACTTCATCGCTTGCCGAGAAGATTCGCACCAAAGAAGGTAGAGAACCGTCTACGGCCTCTGCAACCTCACCGGTCACGATCTGCGACTTACCTTCAACCTCATTGCCGTATGGTTGCTCGAGGTAGCTTTGCAGTGCTTCTCTGCGCTGTTCAGTGGTCTCAGTCTCCAAATAGCCGAGACTATTGGAAATCTCAGCATCGATGATTGATTTGAGTTTGTTTTCGTCCATCACACAATCCATTTCACATTTTGAGTAGGCATCTTTGACCAGCCGGTTGTTTCGTTTAGACCGATTGCAAGATAGCGGAAAGCATCAGCACTATGGCTACTCCAATCATGAAGTGGTCGGTCGTAAAAGATTTTCCGCTTTTCATCGTAATCCCTTCGGTAGTTTCTGAGTGCGTCTAGTCCTTGTTTGACTTTTGGCACATTGAACCAACATCGTGGGAGCAGCCTTCGCACCGCTTGGATGCCATCATCGACCCCCATGCGTGGGGCAACCCGAATGTTTAATCCAGCATCGGTTAAAACCTCTAGTCGGCTTTTCCCCGTCCCGAGTTCCCGCACTTGTACATCGTGAGGTAGGATTTGCTCGGCTTTGTCCCATCCATTATGCCTCAACCAATTAACATAGCTGTCAAGTCCGACCCCGTTATTCTCGTAAAAGTCCATCAGCCGGATTTCTGATCCGACCACTTGAGCCACCCAAATCACCGTTGAGTCACCCATTCCCAAGTCCCATGCACACACTGTCTTGCAAAGGTCATCGCGGGGAATCTCTTGAATGTGGTTCTTTTCGTCCAAATCATTGAGCAGTTGACCGTAGTACGACCCCTCTACCGCAGCGGTAAACGAGCATTCAAACTCTTGAAGGTACTTATCGTCCCCCATTTCCACCCGAGCCGCCTTTAGTTCGGTCTCGCTCAAGACTTGCGTTTGGGAGGCTTTGAACTCCAGCAGTCCCCACCCGTCCTCTGTTTCTGCCCGATCTCGGAGGTCTTTGAAGTGATTGTGGCCCTTCGGAGTCCCGATAAAGCAGCACCACCCGAGTCTGTCAGCCAATGACGGCCTAATAATGTCTGTCCAAATCTTTGGGTTTTGGTCGCCAATCTCGTCAAGAATCACCCCATCAAAGTATTGGCCTCGCAGTGAGTCGGGATTGTCTGACCCGTATAGCTGAATCCGGCGGTTCCAAAAGTCTACCCGTAACTCTGAAATGTTCTCTGTACCGCCTAACGGTCTTGCGTACTTTGTGAGGTAGTCCCATGCCACCCGCTTTGCTTGCCCGTATGTTGGGGCAATGTAAGCGTAACGGGGGGCTTCCTTTTGGTTGCTCACCGCATCTTTAATCAGATGGTTGATCGCGCTGACAGTCTTTCCCATCCTACGATGGGCCACCACCACCCCGAACCGTTTAGCGTCTAGCAGAGTATGAATCTGCAACTGCTCTTTTCTCGGGCTATATGGGATTACGATGGATTGTTCGGTTGCGCCCATGTGACTTTCATTTCAATGGGATTGTTCGCGTCTCCGGCGTGTTCTGTCCTTGCCAGCTTTGGAATGTGATACTCCACTACTGATTGGAATAACTCAAATGCCTTTGCGGGGTTTGGCTTTATGTCATGCTCGGGGTCGCCCTCTGCTACCTTGTCGAGCCAAATAGAGAGCCTCCATGCGTTCCCATCCACGAAGGTAGCTATGGCTTGTCTTGCCTCCGATGTGGCCTTATTTGGCGTTCCTATGCCCCTACCGCCGTGTCTTACGCCACTCATATAGCCCCCGCACTAATTTGGGCTAATTTAGTTTTCATTGTTTTCTTTTGCATTACCAATTCCTTTAGGTCTGTTGGTATTACTTAGTATATAACAGACTGAGTTCCTCATCTAGCTTGCGGCGTGTTTCGGGGTCTGCCAATAGGCTTGCGGGGAGTAGTCCAGCAAGAATGTCGGATTCATTGCGGCGCATTGGGTCAAATGCTGCGTTTGTTGATCTGATCTGTGATGGGTCAAAGACTACCCCAACATCAACTAACTTTGCTGGGCCACCGCCGGGGTCAAATGTGTTCTTCAAGATCAAAGCATCATGTCCACCACCTAATGCTTGGTCTATCAAATCTGAGTAGGTTTGCTCTCTGTATGCCTTGCCCTCAAAATCGTAAACCATTGGGTTTTTGTACCGCAATGCCACAGGCATCACATTGCCGCCCTCTTGAGTCTTTTCAAGCACTGCTCTTTCGTTTTTAATGCTTTGGAAATCGTCTATTGTTTTGATTGCTTTTGCGGCATCTTTCTCACCAACCAAATCCACAATCTCTTTTTTAAGATTATTAAACTGCTTATTATCATAAATGTTATACCACCCGTAAGGCATTAGTTCTTTGTATTTTTTGTCTAACAGTTCGGCTTGTGCTTGTGGATGTTGCAAACTGTAAAATGTTTGATTGACTTTTTCTGTCATTGTGTCTCTAGCATCGCCATACTTAGCAACCATAGACTGTGCGTAGTTCATTCTGTTTATTTCAGAATCTTCCGCTATTTGCATTTGCTTTTCGTATTCGTCCCAATCTCCGCGCTTTTCAGCCGACTTAGCTTTTCGCGTAGCCTCACGGTATTCTCTTGAGCCGCCAATCTGGGCATATCCCGATGCAGTTTCTGCGCCTTGCCCTGCCATTGAAACTGTATTTAGCTTTGTAATCTCATCATCCGACATACCCATTTTTCTGAGCATCTCAATGGATGATTCATCTGTTGACTTTTTAAGCAATGATTCCGGTGGGTTTTGTGGGTCACGGGCAAAGAAAAATCCTTTTTTGGCACTTGCTGCACCCGTTGCCTCACCAAGCAAACTCGGATTAAAACTCTTTATGTCACCAGTTGAGCCGTGATACCACCCATGCTCATAGCCTTGTTGCAATGATCTTGGATAGGCTTCGACTGATTGACCCATCTTTTCCGCATTCTTTTGTGCTGCTTGTATTGCTGCTTCTTGTGGGTATGGCGATCTTTGTGCTTTTCCAAGAATATTTAATGTTACAGATTCAACAAGCATTGCCTCTTGGTCTTGATCTGTTGGTTTGTATTTCTTAAATTGAGCATTGACTAAATTTTCAAACTCTTTTTCACCAACAAGGTCAATTGATTGCCTTACCCGATCAACAGTAGGAATGTCTTTGACTTTTAACATCTCCTCCATTGTCAGTTCGTCTTTGTAGATTCCTTTGTTTACATTTATTCGCGGTGCATTTGGTTCCACAGCAAACATCGCAGACTTTGGTTCTGCAAGCAAACTTGGGAGCATTGATCGACCCATAGTCACTCGGTCTGCCATTTCTCGCCCAACCATCCGAGCCGTACCCCTTGCCGCCCGTCCAGCAACCGGCGCCATTGGAGCCACAGCCATAGCAGCATCTAATACTTCGGGCTTTACCCGTGTCGTGCCGCCAATGCCACCCGCACCCGTAGTCAGCGGTTCACCGTAGGCCAACAGATTCATTGTCTTTGACACTTCCGGAACCATCAAAAACTTCATCAACCCTTGCATTTGTTGCGTTTGAGTTGGGGAGTACAGCTTTTCTAGTTCGTCAGCCAATAGCCCATATATGGGGTTTCTCGGGGTGGGGCGTATGTAATCCATGCTGTCACCACTTTACTTTGTTGGCCCAATATGCCGCACTCATCTTGCCTTTTGCAATGTTCTCAGAATGTCGGGCTTTGAATGCTTCGTTTCTCTTTGTGCCGTCCGGCGAACCTTTTACCCCTTGTTGACCAAAGCGAATTAATTTCACTTCGTCCCCACTCTTTGCCAGCACCGCATGACTCTTAGTAGGGTGGGAAGGGGTCTTCTTTGGCGTGTTGTACCCCGAGAAGGATT